CAGATGGTTTCACAGTAACTTCCGGATCAATCAATCCGGTAGGCCTGATGATTTGTTCGACAATTTCGCCGCAATGCTGAATCTCATAAGGGCCGGGAGTTGCGCTGATATAAATTTTTTGATTAGTAAAGTTTTTAAGCGAATTATCAGAACGAATTTCGATCATATCAATATCTCATATTATCAATTGCTGCTACAATAATAGCACATAATATAACCAATATAAGCAATCCAATACCGATCCATAATGGCATTAATACTAACCACCATGACCAAGTGATAACTTTTAATAATTTTAATACTACAAAAATAACAAGTAGTACATCTAAAAGGCCTAGCCCGACAGTTTTAGTTTCTTTTTTCATTTTATTCCCTCACTTCTGAGAAATCAACCTTATTCATAATAAAGTCTCTTCTTGGCTCTACTTCCTCACCCATTAAATCATAAAGTAAATCCATGGCACTTTCGTTCCATTCCATTACATCCATTCTCTGGAACTCATTTGTAAACATAGAAGCGCGCGCAGTATCAGCAGGAAGTTCACCAAGACCTTTCGCGCGAGTTACTTCACCCTTAATCTTTGCTCTATCTCTATTAAATTCTTCATCTGTAAAATAATAACTTTCTTTTTTTCCGTTATTTACAATATAAAGTGGCGAACGAAGCCAGCAAAGTCTACCTTCTTTAATAAAGTCGGGCGCCAAATAAGCAAGTGCGGCCATAATCAGTAATCCAATATGGTAACCATCTGAATCTGCATCCGTACAAATGGCAAGTGTACCATAACGTAGTTTACTTTCATTATATCGCCCAGGTGTAATATTTAATGCACTAAGCAATAATTTAATTTCTTCATTTTGAAAAATTTTCTCTTCTGGATTGGATAAACAATTAATAATTTTTCCACGAATTGCCATCAATCCATATTTTGTATAGTCACGCGCCTGCGCCATGCCACCCATATCACTATTGCCTTCAACAACAAGAAGGGTTGCATTTTCTCCAAGGAATTCGGCATCTTTTAATTTATCTGATGCAAACGCTTTCTTCTTCTGATTTTTTTCAATGTCTTTAACCGCATCAAGGACTTGCTTGCGTGCACGCTCTGCTGCGGCCTCTGCTTTAGCAATTTTATTAAGTAATTCAACTACTTGTTTAAAGTCCTCTTTGCGTTTTAGAGCAAAGTCTTTAAGAGCATTAGAAATTGCAGTTGAGGTGGCCGTACGTGCCTCTGGATTAGCAAGAGCGGTTTTTTGTTGATTAGTAAATTGCCCCATTTTAACTTTGACACTAACAAAACCATCAAGCACGTCACGAATGGTATCACCATCGTATTTTGCATTTGCTAATGAATTAAATGTACGGGTTAAAGATGATTTAAAACCACTAATAAAAGCACCACCGTCTGGCATATAAAGATTATTTGCATACCCTCTGATTTGCCCTTTCTTACTTACCCATTGTAGGGCAAAATCTACTTTACAATCATCCGTTTCATAATGATAAGAAAAGGGTGCTGATAGTCTATTTTCTTTTGAAAGGCCATCAATTAGTCCACTTTTAGAAAAGAATTCTTCTTTTTTATTGTCAATTGTTAGAGTGATATGTAAGCCAGTTGAAAACATAGCCATTTCTTGAAGCATTTTCCGTAAGGATTCAATGTCAATAAAAACATCACCATATACTTTTTTATCCGGTGTATATTCAATTTCAGTACCAGTTTTATCTGTTTTACCAATTACTTGTACTTCTCCGGTTGCTTGCGCGCCTTCGTCATCTGACTGAAAGGCTTGATAATAAATATTATTATCCCTATATACCTTAACACGAAGCCACTCTGCTGTATGGCAAACAATCTTATTGCCTTCTCCATTGATGCCAACAGCACTTGAATAAACACCTTCAGTATGCTTACCTCCGGAGTGCGGAATAAGAAAAGTAGCAGTTAAAGAATTAATCCCATCGTCACGAATTCCTACGGGAATACCTCTCATATTATCACTAACTGTAATAATTCGTGTTGCTGTATCAAGAGAAATATTTAATTCTGGATTAATTGGTTTAAATACTTCATATTCATCTTGAACATTAACAATTAATTCTCGTAGACCAAGATTAATTGCTTCTTGCCTATCTGCCGAAAGATACATTCCAATTTTTTCTCGAAATGCGCGCCCAGGTGATAAAGATACAATATCATTCGCTGTATAATTCATCTAATATCTCCTTTAATTTTTCTTCTATATTATCTTTATAAGTAATATAATATAATTTTATATTATTTTCTTTACAAAAATCAAATTTTTCTCTGTCTCTTTGTTGTCTTTCTTCAAATTTATCTTTAGTATTCCAACCAATATTTCTATATGTAAAATGAATATCCCCCTGATATTCTATTAAACTTAATAATTTTTTATTATGATTAAATAGAGCAAAATCAAATAATCCTCCTCACCAATTATATACCATTGGCTTCTTTTTTGTTGTTTTTCTATTTACCCAAATTAAATTTTCTATTGCTCGTGTTGCCGCGACATAACAAATACTGCGTTCTTCTATTGAAGTGTATCGCATACCAACTACAATTACATTGCGCCATTCCAATCCTTTCGCGCTATGTACAGTTAAAAGCTTAACAGTATTATGATTCATCTTTTCATTTAATTCATTTTTAGATAAATCTCCTTGTTTAAAAGTATCATAAGGAATATTAAATTTATTTAAATAAGAAGAAATAGTTAAAATTTCTTGATTAGTACGAGTTAAAATTGCCCAATCTTTATATTCATCCATTGAACGAATTTCGTTTACAATTTTATTTAAATCATAGGAAATTTCTTTTACTGAACCATTACCAATATGTTTTGAAATAGAAGAATCCATTAAACCTGTTGGACGAATTAAATTTTTTGCATAATTTAGTATATTATATCCATTACGATAATTTTCATTTAAATCAAATACTGTAACATCATCTCGTAATGCCATACTTTGTAATAAATCTGGTCGTGCTGCGCGCCATCTATAAATAGATTGTTTAATATCTCCAACAATAAAAAAATAATCTGGATTTATCATATCAAAAAGAAATTTAAATTGCTGTTCATTTGTATCTTGCGCTTCATCAAGCAAAACCCATTCAATATGTTTAATACAAATTGGATTTTTTTCGACCATTAAAAATAATTCATCGAATTCTTCATTATTTAAAACTTTATCTGTTTTGATTCCACTGGTTAATAGCATCCAATTAGCTAACGCATGAATAGTCCCAACAAATAAACCATCTTTATAATCTTGTCCTAATCGTTGACGCAACTCCGCTGCGGCCATGTTTGTAAAAGTAATAACCGCAATTTCTTTTGGATTTACGCCAGCACGCAACAATTGTCTAACCTTTTCTGTCATCAGAGTTGTTTTACCACTCGCCGCGGACGACATAATAATAGAACGATTATTTGGGGAGTTTAATATATTTTTTTGAAGTTCTGAAAGTTCCATTTATCATTCTCCTTTTATTGCTATTATAATTATATCAAAAAATTCTTTAAAAATCAAATTATCCACGTCGTTCATTTAATCCATAAGTGGTGGAATTATAAAAATCAATCCAATATTTTTCCCGTTCAGTTAATTTATCTTTTTCTACCTCTTCAAGTAATTCCCATATAAAATTTTCAATTCCATCTTTTTCCATAGTGGTATGTAAAATAGAGTGGCTAATAGTTCCACAATGATAACACGATTTACTATGTTGCTGCCAACGTGATTTGATATCAGTAGATTTACCAATATAAATTTCGCCCGTTTTAAGTCTTGTAATTTTATAAATACCACAAGGCGCGCGTCCTTCTAAAACTCGTTTAATCATTTCATCAACTGGTTTCTTAATATAAGCATCATAAATTAATTTATCAAGAATATCAATTTTTGAAAATTCATTACGAATAGAATTTATTAATTGAATATCTCGTTTAGATGCTTCTGATAATTGAATACAATAAAAACTTTCTTTTTCTTCTATTTCGCGCCGCCTAAGAATTTCTTTATTTATTACCTCTTGTTTTTCTTTATATTCATCAAGATATGCTTGTACTTGTTGAAGTTCTTTTTCAGTGGTTTCGGTCTGTAATTGAAGTTGCGCGCGGTATCCTCGCTGTGTCTCACTTGCTGCCTCTTGCGCGGATAATGTCCATTCTTGAATTTGACGAGTTGTATCATTAATTTCTTTTGCAAATGCCTCATCTGCAGCAGCACGTTTTGCGTCCATAATACGTTCAAGTTCTTCTTCACGCATTTTTAACATTGATTCGTTAAATTCTTTTTTCTGTGTGATTTCATTATCTAACTTTTCAATTTCTCGTTCATGCTCTTCTTTTACAAGATGATATTTCCAATCAAGTTCTTTTTTATAGGATTGCCTATCTTCTTCAAATTTTGTATCCTTATATTGTTGAATTTGATGCTTTGCGCGCCATCGAAACAAGAAATAAAATCCAATAATAAATAATAAACTAATAATTAAAATATAAAGCATAATAATCCTCCTATTATTTACTATTTTTATTATATACTATTTTTACATTTAAAGCAAGTTTTCTTTAAGAATTTGATTTTTTCATAAATTTTATCTATAATATTTATAGAATTAAATAAAAGGAGAATAATATGAAAAATTTTATTGATAATATTGATTTTCATACACTTGAAGCACAAAAATATTGGTCACCGACATCTACATGGACCCCTGAACGCAAGAAACAAGAAGTAAAGGATGCGATCTTTTCTGGTAATTATATTGGCGCGCGCAAGATGGATGGTGCTTTTTATAAATTCATTAAAGATGAAGATGGAAATATGGAGTTAATTGGTCGTAGTAAATCTGTAAATGGTGATTATTTAAATAAAATTGGTCATGTTCCTCAGTTCCACGAATTTTTTAATTCTCTTCCAAATGGTACTTGTCTGCTTGGTGAGGTTTATTTTCCCAATAATGAGGGTTCAAATCATGTAACTACTATTATGGGTTGTCTTGAAGATAAAGCAATCGTTCGACAGAATAGTGGTGAAAAACTTCATTATTATATCTTTGATGTACTTGCATGGGATGGGCGCAGTATTTATAAAGAAAATATTGAAACACGAGTAAAGATTTTGCGCGAAGTGGAAGATTTTGCTATTGTTTCTTTTGAAGAATATATTGAATTTGCTTTTTATTATGAAGGTCAAGAACTTTGGAATCAACTCCAAGAAATTCTTGCTAACGGTGGCGAAGGTATTGTAATTACTAAAAAGGGAACCTGTTATCAACCAGGCAAGCGTCCTGCGCGGCAGACAATTAAAGTTAAAAAAGAACTTCAAGAAACTATTGATGTCGTAGTTCTTGGTGCAAATTCTCCAACTCGTCTTTATAGTGGAAAAGAAATTTTAACTTGGAAATTATGGGAAAACACCCGTACTGGAGAAAAAGTACAGGGAGAATTATATAAAGATTATAGTGAAGGTGCGCCAATTGAACCAGTTACAAAAACTTATTGGAATGGATGGGCTGGTAGTTTAATTATTGGAATTCGTAAAGATGATAAACTTGTTCCTATTGGCTCATTAAGTGGTATGACTGAAGAAGTCTTGTCTAATTGGCAAAATTATAAAGGAAAAGTCGCTGAAGTTACCGCAATGCAAATTATGGATACAGATAATAAAGGTCTCCGGCATCCAAAATTTGTTCAATGGCGACCTGACTTAACCGCACGAGATACTGATTATTATAGGTGGTTTAGTTAATGAATAAGATGAGTTCGCTTGAGCGAGTTGTATACAATATTCTTGTTCAAGCGAATTTATCATTTGAGCAAGAAAAAATTTTTAAAGATTGCTATAATGGATATTATCGTTATGATTTTTATTTACCCAAACAGCAAATAATTTTTGAAATAAATGGACAACAACATTACGAATATACTAAAGTTTTTTATAAACATCGAGCAGATTTTCTAAAGGCTCAAGAAAGGGACCGTCGCAAAATTACATATGCTTTAGCACATAATATTAAAATATATTGTATTCCTTATTGGGAGATTAATAACCTTCACGATCTTAATGATTTGTTTAATGAAAAATTTTTAGCACATTCAAAATTTCATAATGATGAAGCTTATCGTCACCAAAAGTCTAAACTGATAAAATAAAACTTCTACTTATAACTGTAAGGATTTGAGTAGGAGGCAATTAATGGAAATCATTAAGAATGTTGCGGCCGTAATTGGCTGCATTTTATCAGTTATTTCGTTAATTACCCTTTGTACAAAAGGGGGTCGCGCATTTATTCATGGTTTCTTTAAGCGCAATACTAAAGAAATCCAAGATGAAAATGAACGCCAAACATCTGATATTCAACAAATTAAAGAAACTTTAGATTTAATGCTTTTAAAATTTGCTGGATTAGAAGAAGTTTCGATGCAACAATGTAGGGATACAATCAAAACAATTTATTATAAGTACCAAAAAGATAAACGTATTCCATTATACGAAAGAAAAACAGCAGATAAAACTTATCATATTTATACGACTGTTTTTCGCGGAAATAGTTATGCTTCTTTATTATATAAAGAAATTTATAAATGGGAAATTGATACTATATCGTATCAAGATTTAATTGATGAGGAGTGAAATAATGAAAGCTTTAATTAAAACAGGTGATACCTCTAATATGCCTATTCCTCAATATATTGTTGATACGGTTGAGGAAATGAATGCTTTAAATAAGATTTTTGGTACAATGGTCTTATGTTTAGCAGACAGTAAAATTTATGTATGTAATGGCTCCGGCGCCTTTGTTGCTATTACAAAATAATGGATCTATTTGATTTATTTCTTTTTTTACGCCTTTTCAGTAATGTAAATTTTAAATTTATCTATGATAAAAATGATTTACAATTATTTGTATTGTACCAAGGCGAGAAGATGCCATTAGCAGTTTTAATCGAATAATGGAAAACCCGATAGTATATACTATCGGGTTTTCTTTAACAAATTTCTCCAAATAAATTAACCGAAATAGGTTTAGATTGAAATTTTAATCCTTGTTCATCAATAAAATCAATTGCAGCATATGCGAATTCTCTTAAATCACCGTTGTTTTGAATAATAATATCATAATTATAATTTAACACATCTTGGTCTGCATGATTTGATGTACTATTATTTTCAGCATCAGCGCGTGTAATTAATAAAGATTTTGCATTTAATGCAACGCATAATTTTTGAATTTCTTCTGGTTCTCTGCAATCAATAAAAATAGCAGTAGTATTTAAATCTATATCATAATATTTCCATTCGTCTTCAATACTTTTTACTTGTTGTACAATTTTATTGAATGGCACATTGTCCCAATTTGTAAGTAAATCTTTTAAATCTGATAAAAATTTTCGATTTTTTAAATCTTTTTCACCATTCCATCCACATTTTTTTGCAATTTCTTTAACAAAATCAACAGTAGAAAGAATATAACAAAAGGAATTACTCATACATTTTTGTACATTTGTTTCAAAAGTTGTCTTTCCAGCGCCAGGTGCGCCGTTAACAATATAGATCATAGTAAGTCCTCCACAATATACTCTTTCATCCAATCACAAAATCGTTGTTTGAAAAAGATTAAATTATTATTAAACATATCACAGGCTTTAAGATTATTGTAAATATAAGACCAGAATTGTTCGGTATGAACTGCTTCAATAAAATTGGTTATAGTTGCTAATTTTTTTAATTGAGAAGGGGCTGTTGTGTTCAGTAAATTATTACCTAATGAAATTACTTTCATACAATGATTATAAATATTTAGTAACGTTGCAGCAACCAAATCTGGTTCTAAATAATTTCTAATATTATTTATGTCAACCAGTCCTTGAACTTGACTTACAATATAATCTTCCCAACTTCTTTCAAAAAAATCTACTTCATTAGTAGAACGTGTTAATGATTCTTTGTTTTCGCGCCATAAGTAAGTTACTTCTTGAATTTTAATTTTATTTTTAGTACAATTACCGGCTACTAAATTAAAATAAGCATCTTCATTTAATCGTAAAGAAGGATGAAAACGAATATTATTGTCTCGTAGATATTTTGCTTTATATAATTTACCATGTGTCCAAGTAATAGGCGTTTTTGTTACATCCATATATAGGCCTGGTGCATAAATTTGCTCAGCAATAAAATCAGAACTTACAAAATCTGCATCATGCAACTTGGCTTCTCTATATAATAGTTCAATCGCGCGTGGCATCAAAATATCATCGGAATCCATAAACATAAAATAATCACACATAGTATCATTATCCATACCATATTGACGAGCCAATCCTGGGCCGCCATTTTCTGGCATTTGTAATAATTTAATTTGTAGCCCTCTGCGTCGATATTCATTAATAATATCTGTATAGTCTTCACCATCTGCATCTTGTACAATTGTAACAATAAACATTTTTTTTGTTTGCGCGATTAGTGAATCTAAAGCTGCAGGTAATGTGCCGCGCGCTCTATACGTTGGAATAATTAAATTAACCATTAAATTTTGCCTCCACCGCCATTCTATCAACCATATTATTGTAGTCATTATTTGAATGTCCATGAACTTTTTTAAAAGTAAATCGTCCATCATCAAAATAATGAATTAAATGCTGCCACAATTCTTTATTTGCAACTGGTTTATGCTGAGATGTTTGCCATCCATTCATTTGCCACTTTAAATACCAATGATCTTGATAACAATTAATACAATATGCGCTATCACTATAAACAGTAACGAAATCGGCAGTATCTTTTACTGCTTCACATCCCATTAAAATTGCAGTTAATTCACATATATTATTTGTGGCTTTTTCTATATGCCCACTGTTTTTTTCAATTATTTCATTATTATCATTTAAAATTAAATATGCCCAGCCACCAACCGCATCAGTTTTTCCATTCCCAGAAGTAGCTCCATCTGTATAAATTCTAATCATTAATATTCATCCTTTTTATAATATTCTTGATAAATTTTTGCAAAAATTCCTTTTTCATTATTTGCATCTTCAATAAATTGAATGAATTGTTCTATATCAATTTCATTTATTTTTGTGCGTTTTAACCATGAAAAATATTTATATTTTAACTTAATATATGTAAAAAATGAAGTTTTAATTTTTACTTGAAAATTAAAGACATCGCGCGCGATACTTGCAATGTGCAAAATAGCTAAATGTCCATCATTATTTTTTTGATAATTATAAAAATTTAAAATTTGATTATTTTTACCGAGAGTAAATAAGTTTGTTAATGCAACATTAACAAATTTATCATAATTTTTTTGATAATCCATATTTATACCTCCTATTTTACTATATTAATTATAAATAATTTTTCTTGAAAAGTCAATTTTTTAGAGTACAGATATGAAAAATTTACTTATATATAGAGTGAATAGGAGGTATAAAGATGAAACCAAAACACTTAAAAACAAAAATAGCACAGTATTTTAAAAAAGTAGAATGGTCTAAAAAATTTTGTGCCGCTATTGCATTAAGTTTCGGAATTTATGGTATTTGGTGTGGAGTTGAATATTATAAATTATGTAAAATGGCTATTGAATTGTGCTCGACTATGCCAGATGTAACTCTTGCTGTTGTAAGTGTATCTACTGTAATTGCGTCATTAGTAAGTTATTTATTATATCAGGCGGGATTAAAAAATAGTAGAAATAAGTATGGTATAGATGCCGATGGTCAACCATTTAAATTAAAAGTAGAAGATCCAACTGATAATAATGAAAATGCAGTTGGATGAGGAGGTTATTAATGAATTGGGCAGAAATTTTACAACAAATTTTTGAATTATGTATTATTCCATTATTTGGAATCTTAACTGGTTGTTTAATTAAAGTGATTAAAAATAAAACTAATGAATTAAGCGCCGAATCCAAAAATGCATTAACAGAAAAATATATTAATATGCTATCTCAAACAATTACAGATTGTGTTATTGCAACCAATCAAACCTATGTTGATAGTTTAAAAGGACATGATGCTTTTAATTATGATGCTCAAAAAGAAGCATTTAATAGAACTTATCAAGCAGTTATGACCATTCTTTCTGAAGAGGTAAAAGAGTATTTAGCAGCAGTTTATGGCGATTTAAATGCTTATATTACTACAAAAATTGAAAGTGAAGTTAATCTAAATAAGGGGGTTTAATAATGACTTTTACTATGAGAACCTCAAAACCAGGGGCGGGCAACAAATATTATATCACAAAAGCTGCTGGTGGCTGGTCTGATGCAATTGTTGGTAGTCCCAAAGATAGTGATTGTAATGTTTTATCTAACTGTGTTGGCTATGCATATGGACGTTTTAATGAGATTGGTGGATATGGCAGTTGTAAATATTTAAGTCCCGTAAATGCAGAAAATTTTATTCAATATAAAGGTTCTACGTTAGAAGTAGGGCAAACTCCTAAAGTTGGAGCATGTATGGTATGGCAAAAAGGTGCAACATTATCCGGCTCAGATGGCGCCGGACACGTTGCTATTGTTGAACGAGTTGATTCAGATACACAAGTTTTAACTTCTGAATCTGGATGGGGTAGTTCAACGCCATTCTGGACGCAAACTCGTAAAAAAGGCAATGGTAACTGGGGTGCTGGGTCTGATTATAAATTTTTAGGGTTTATTTATAATCCTGCAGTGAATGGTAATACTGTAGCTACAAGTAAATATAATCTTCAAATTGGCATGAATGGAGATTATGTTAAAGAATTACAGAATGCCTTAATTAAATGTGGATATTCTTGTGGCTCAATGGGTGCAGATGGAGATTTTGGCAATAACACATTAAATGCGTTAAAATCTTTCCAAAAAGATCATAATCTAACAGTTGATGGTATCGCTGGCGCGCAAACCTGGGCCGCGATAGAAAAACAATTAAATAATGTTTCTATTGTATCTAATATCACTGGCACAATCAGTACTGGTTCTGAAGCAGATGAAAAAATTATTTGGGATTTTTTATTTTCTAAAATTAATAATGCATATGGCGTTGCTGGTTTAATGGGTAATTTATATGCAGAAAGTGCCTTGCGTTCAAATAATTTACAAAATGCTTATGAATCAAAACTTAATTATACAGACACAACTTACACAAATTCTGTTGATAATAGATCGGAAGAGCACACGTCTGAAC